ATCCGGGGAAACGGTGATCACGGGCTTTTCCAGCTTCCCTTCAAAGAAGGCTTTGTTGAACTTTGAAAACAAAGTTTCAAGTTCATCAATAACCGGTTTCAAACTGACTTCATTCATGGTTCTTACTCCTATTGAACACTATATGTGCTCGATTTAGTTAAAAAAAAGTTCCTGCACCGAAACACCAAAGAAGTTGGAAATGCGAACCTTCACTTCATCACGGGGAACCCGTTCATCTCGCTCATACATGGCATAAGAAGATTTGGTGATCCCAAGTTCCTTGGAAATTTCGTCTTGGGTTCTGCTTCCACGCAGTTCCCGAAGTTTCTTGCCAACACTCATATTTGCACATCCTTTCTTCAGAATTAGAACAGCCAAAGCCCCAACAAGCAATTTCTGGGCGGTCATATCTTTTACATGGGGATTGATACCCAATACCCGAAACCATAAACCGGGGGCGCTCATGTTGTCGCTGTTGCCCTGCCATCATCAGCACCGGTGGGGCGGTTCCGGTGGACGGGCCATCAGGCCCGTTTCGGCTTATTCAGCATCCATGTATTTTGCGGAAACCTTAATCATTGATTCTGCAACCGCTTTATCGGTTACACCCCGATAAGTTTTATTGAACAGTATATACACAAGACTAAAGGTTATATCATCAGAAGAATCATAGGCAACTTCAAGAGTAGCTTCCGGGCAATCTTCCATAGTCTTTTCGTGGGGAAGGGTAAAAGCGTGGGGCACACCATAAGTAGTAAGCATTTCATCCAGTTTTTCAAGCAAGGTATCATCCATATCAGGGTGTCCTTCACGATCCTTAATGGTGACATAGGTATCAAAAACATGAACCTTCATTTTCAAATCCTCCCAATCAGTTCGTGCACCTTTTGTGCTCGTCTGATTATCATTATACACGATATGTGCTCAAAGTCAAGCACAACCGAACACAAATTGTGCACAAAGAAATGTGTTACTAATTGTGCACATCGACGGATTGACTTTGTGCACATAATGTGTATAATAAATTATAGAAAGACTTCTGAAAGGGGTGTACTTATGCCGAAGTTTTCTGATCGGTTCAAGCAATTACGAACCGAACGCCGCCTATCTCAACAGAACTTGGCGGATCAGCTTGGTTTTTCTAAAAGTAGTGTAAATATGTATGAACGGGGCGAACGGGAACCGGGCCTTGAATCTATGGAAACCATTGCTGACTATTTCAATGTTGATTTGGATTACCTTATGGGAAGATCAGACATTCCGAACCGGAATGATTGGTTGAAAAGTATCAATAAATCTGTGGTAGTTGAACCTTCACAGCCACAAATGAAGTTTGATAACATCATCCCAATTTCTACAAAGCGTTTCCCCCTACTCGGTGACATTGCGTGTGGAAAACCCATCATGGCAAACGAAGAAAAAGAACTGTATGTAGAAGCCGGGGCCAACATTTCTGCTGATTTCTGTTTACGGGCCAAGGGTGATTCCATGATCGGGGCCAGAATCTATGATGGGGATATTGTTTTCATCAAGAAACAAGAAATGGTGGACAATGGTGAAATTGCCGCTGTTATCATCGAAGATGAAGCAACCCTGAAGCGGGTGAATTATTTCCCTGAAAAGAACCTTCTGATCCTGAAGGCTGAAAACTCCAAGTATGAAGATTTGGTTTATACGGGTGAACAGTTGGATCATATCATCATTCTTGGTAAGGCCGTGGCCTTCCAAAGTGATATTAGATAGAAGGTGGCTGGGTGAAGAAGTTTTTGAAAGGCTTTGGGATCTTCTTTTTCAGTTTCGGGTTTATCGTCTACACAATCATGTTTTTTACGGAAGCGCCAGAACTCCGCCCCGTGTTCATCATAATGGATGTCATTATGGGGTTCTTCCTGTTCCTGCTTCTGCGAAAAAGAAAGCCAAGACAGAAGGCCCCACCCAAAACAGAACCCACCGTTCAGGTTCATTCCAATCTGAACCCGGAACGGGCTATTAAATCCATGCCGGGGGCCTACACCGTAGCAGAAGCCAAAAATCATGTGCGGATTGTTCAAGATTGTTTGAACATCTTTGAAAAGACGAAGAACCTTGAAACATTCTTTTCCCGCTATGAATATGGTATGCAAATAGCCCTGACGGTGGATCAAGCGGCCAAGGCCGGGATCATCCCTTACACATCTGATCTTCCAGCTTCTTTCTTCAAGGCGGCTGATAGTCAGAAAGAACGGGTTTTGTTAGATTCCTATTCTGATCAGAAAGCCAAGATTGATGAACTGAAAACCGCAAAGGCCAAAGCCACCCATTGGAACCGGTATCTGAACACCCTGAAAGAATACGAAGATCAATATTCCATGAACCCTGATTCTGAATATCCTGAAGTTCTGGAACAGGTCAAAGGTGAACTTGCCAAACTCGATCTGTCCACATCCGTTCCGCCGTCCAATCCCTGAAAACACAGGAAAATCAAGGCTTTGGAACAGGTGGAACAGATAAAGCGCCGGTTCTCTATATACTCTTCTTCTTTTATATATTTTTTTATCTACTCTTTGAAGTAATATAATATCCGTTCCAAGTGTTCCATTCTCTCAAAGCCACACCCCGCAAGGATTTTAAGCGGAACGGATATGGAACAAATGCAAAAAAAAATGACCGCCCCCGGTCTTGCACACCGGAAGCGGTCAGGCGAAACAAACCCTTTTGAAGTTAATGTTTCAAAGCCCTTTGAACATTATATCACATGGGGTTTAGCTTTGCCATACCCAATTTTGAAAGTTCAGGTGATATAATGCGAAATCCAAACGGGTATGGAACAGTTGCAAAGCTATCAGGCCAACGCCGCCGCCCATACATTGTGAAGAAAACCATAGGTTGGAATGACAAAGGCCATCCCATCTATGACATTATCGGCTATGCTGAAACCCGTGAAGCCGGGAACATCATGCTTGCTGAATACAACCGTGATCCTTGGGATGTTGACCGGGCCAAGATCACCCTTCAACAGCTTTTTGACCTCTGGAAAGAAAAGAAGGCCCCGAAGCTGGGGGAATCCAACCGTTCTTCCCTCTGTTCAGCGTTCAAGCATTGTTCAGCGTATGTGAACAAGCCTTATAAACAACTGCGATCCTACCAAATGCAAGAAACCATTGATGGTTGTGGGAAAGGGTATAGCACCCAAGCGGCCATCAAGAACTTGTGGGGCCACCTTGACCGGTTCGCCCTTGAAATGGATATAATAAACCGGTGCTTCTCCGAACTTCTGACTTCTGATCCAATACCGCCCACCAGCCGCCTTCCGTTCACCAACGATGAAATCAAAACGGTGTGGGAACATCAGTCTGATCCTTGGGTTGATACTGTTTTGATCTTGCTATATTCCGGGTGGCGTATCTCTGAATTTTTGAACCTGAAACCTGAAGATATAGACTTGAAGGAAGGCACGATGAAGGGCGGCACCAAAACGAAAGCCGGTAAGAACCGCATTGTTCCCATCCATCCAAAGATCAGGCCATTGATTGAACGGCGGCTTGCCGAAGGTGGCCCCCGGCTGATCAGCTACAATGGGAAGATTTGCAATCAAACTCAATACCGGATATTTTGGGCGGATATTATGAAGGCCCTGAAGCTGAATCATACCCCGCACGAATGCCGCCACACCTTTGAAACCAAATTGGATAGCGCCGGGGCCAACCGGAAATGTATTGATTTGCTCATGGGCCATGTGTCCAAGGACACGGGAAACCGGGTCTATAATCACAAGACTTTGGACGAACTGAAAGCCACCGTGGAACTGATTCCATAGGGTTCAAACCTGTGAACATTTTAGGCCGCTGAACGCTGAACTATGCACACATTAGTAACAAGAAAACCCCGAACCCCTGAAAAATCAAGGGTTCGGGGTTCGCCTGTTTTTATTGTACCTTGGGTAGCCATCCCGTCCGAAATAAACAATGGAATAGTTTGAAACTGTTACGCTATTCATATGCGGCTGGAGAGTTATCTTATGTCGATGTTACGCCTCAAAATGAGATGCCGGGCTGATATTTAAGGAAAAGCAAATCATGAAACACCCCAAATCATACGATTCCACTCCTGAGACCCGAAAGCGTATGTCCAAGGTCAAACTGAAGGGCGGCAAGGCGGAGACGCTTTTAGCAAAAGCCCTTTGGCATCAGGGTTATCGTTACCGAAAGAACGACAAGAGGTTACCTGGTTCCCCAGACATAGCGATTCTAAAATACCATATCGCTGTCTTTGTAGATGGCGAGTTTTGGCACGGGAAAGACTGGGAAACCCGAAAGAAACGGCTTAAGCGGAATCGTGAATATTGGATCGAAAAAATCGAAGAAAACATGGCTCGTGACCTTCGGGACGACCAGCTGTTGATGCAGGCTGGATGGACCCCCATTCACTTTTGGGAAAAAGAAGTCATCAAAGACTTATCGATGTGTGTTGCTACGATCGAGGAAATCATCCTTGCGCAGCTGATAGATAGTGCAGATACGCAAGAAGCCATTGACTATGAAGAGTGATATCAGCGCCTTACATTGGAGTTACATTTATGGATACTATCAGAACAGTAGAGCTTTTTGCAGGCGTAGGCGGATTTCGCTTAGGCTTGGAATCTGCGTCTGATAGGTTCAAAGTGATATGGGCAAACCAATGGGAGCCGTCTATGCGAGAGCAGTATGCTTTTGAGTGCTACACTGCGCATTTTGGCAGTCAAAAGTACCATGTTTGCCAAGATATTGCCAAAGCTAAAATCGATGTACCTGACCATGATCTGCTTGTTGGAGGATTCCCGTGTCAGGACTATTCTATCATGAAGAAAAATTCCGCAGGAATTGAGGGAACTAAGGGTGCGCTTTGGTGGCAAATAGATGATATCCTCAGAGAAAAAAGGCCAAAGTATGTGTTGCTGGAAAATGTGGACAGATTGATCCGCTCTCCGGCCAAACAGTCCGGTCGTGACTTTTCTATCATATTACGATGCCTCTATGAGAAAGGCTATGCCGTTGAGTGGAGAGTCATCAATGCTGCTGACTATGGATATGCTCAACGACGGCGGCGGACCTTTATCATGGCCTATCATAACCAGACAGAGATTTTTCGCAATTTGGCAGAAGCGGTATGTGTGCAAGGCCTTAAATCTATGCACAAGCATGTTATGGAGAAAGGTATTTTTGCAAAAGCGTTTCCTGTTCATAATCATAGCAGGTCATATGTTGAAAGTTGGATCGACGAATTAGAATATGCTGATATTTCGACTGTTTCAAGAGATCAGCGAGTATATCTCTATAATGCTGGCGTTATGATGAACGGACGGATATACTCTGTTGATGTGACTCCGCAGCGAGTAGAGGCCACGCCTCTAAAGGATGTATTAGAAACAGGTCCAGTGGATGAGCATTATTTCCTTCGCACCGAAGACCTGCCCCGATGGACCTACTCCAAGGGGGCAAAGTGTGAGAAACGGCAGCGGCGAGATGGCAGTCAGTATTATTTTTCCGAGGGCAGCGTTCAATTTCCAGAATCGTTGAACAAGCCCTCAAGAACGATGCTGACCTCGGAATCTCAAGTTGGTCGGACTTCTCATGTCATACAGGACCCGATGACTGGTCGCCTACGGGTGTTGACACCAATCGAATGTGAGCGATTAAATGGATTCCCGGCTGACTGGACAGATACAGGAATGCCTGAGCGAATGCGATATTTTTGCATGGGTAACGCCTTAGTCGTTCCGCTTGTAAAGAGGATAGGCAGAGTATTATTAAGCGAATTTTAGAAAGGGTATGCCCTATGGAGAAAATTTTACGTATCCCATTTGCTGAGATAGATACTGCTGATTTGCTCGTAGATGCAGTTTACGAAGGTGGAACCGCCAAGAATCTTGGGAGTGAAGTGTTATCGAAGGTAATGCATGTTGGCAATTCTGGCGGTTTTAGGAAATGCATGAAACTGGGTGAAAACGGGAAAAAAGCGAAAGATGTGGCTTATGTATGTATTTATACGACTGGAGAGGAAATCGAATGGCGTGATGAAATCGATAGAACGCTTGGACGTTTTACATACTGGGGAGATAACAGAAAAGCCGGCAATCCGATGATAAAAACGAAATTCGGAGGGAATTCATTTTTACAGAATATCTTTGCCAAGCTTGCCGCTGGTCAAAGAAAACAAATAGCACCAGCATTTATATTCCAGAAATACTGCGGTAGGGATGTAGTATTTTGTGGCCTTGCCGTACCTGGCGATAGGCGAATGAATCCGCAGGATGCGTTAGTTTCTGTTTGGGCGCAGAACAAGGAGGGGCGGTATCAGAACTATAAGTCTACATTCACCATACTTGATATCCCCAAAATCGATAGGCAATGGCTTGTGGACTTAGAAAATGACCGTGGATACGAGAGCCAGTATGCGCCTAAGGCATGGCTGTGCTGGGTCGATAAAAATGAATATAAGCCATTGATAACAGAGAAAAATCCAATCAAATATCGAAAGGCAAATGAGCAGCTTCCCGCTCCCGGTAGTCTGGAGTATCAAATGTTGGAAACATTGATAAGTTATTTTGCAGACCCATATGCATTTGAAGCTTGTGCCTGTAAAATTGTGCAAATCATGGATTCCAATATCATCAGCATCGAAGCAACACGGCGTACTCGAGATGGTGGTAGAGATGCCGTTGGAAAATACCGTGTAGGCACGATAGTGAATGGTATTGAACTCGAATTTGCATTAGAAGTTAAGCGATACAAAATAAGTAACGCGGTGGGTGTAAAAGAGACATCACGCTTGATTTCAAGAATCAAGCATCGACAATTTGGGATTTTTGTGACCACATCATATGTTGGAGATCAAGCCTACAAAGAAATCATCGAAGATGAGCATCCTATTGTAATCATTTCCGGCAGAGATATTATTGAAATTTTGTATAATGCAGGTATCTGCAGTGTGGAACTTTTGAACGATTGGCTAAGCACAAATTTTTGATTTCTGGTAATGCAAAATGGTGTTGGGGGTATAGTTGACCCGAAATACGGGTTAAAGCGATAAGCGATTCCTGCACTAACTAAGTTGAATATGCTTATGAGCGGGTAAGATACAAATGAAAGCAGGTGAATCCATGAGACGAAATTTTGCGCAGATTTTAAAAGATGCAAAGATAGATATTAAGGTAGAATATCAAAAACTTTATGGAATGCTATATGATCGCAGCATTCAAGTATCAAACACAAACCGAATATCCGTTTATGATGAGCTCAGCACATATTTTATTGCTTTTCATTTTAGAGGGACATGTCTTTCGTTAGATGAGTTTAATGATTTGCATGGATTTCATTTTGAAAAAGATCCGACTAATTTCAATATTGACCATTTAATTTCGTTGTGCGAATATATTGAAAACCTACTTATAGCATACCAATGTGTTTCCTTGAGTTATCCTTATGAATATGGGAATATGCCAACAAACCTTATTAATGTTCAATTCTATCTACAACAGATTAGCCAGGTGATTGAAAAAATCGGATATATGCAGGCGGGGCAGAATGGCCTTACTATTTTTGTGGAGAAAGACCCTGCTGCAATAGCTGTTGCCGAAAGTGAATTTATTCCAGAGAGCTTGTCGTACAGACTGATTTCCTATAACCATTATTCGATGAAAGGAAATCTGGCAGAAAAGAAAGCGACTTTGCTTGATTTTGCGAATTTGCTCGAACCGCAGAGAACAAACCTCGAAAGAAATGATAGAACATTTGCCAGTGACTTGTTCTATGCGTTCAACAACTTTCATATTCGCCACAATAATGCAGATACTCAAAGCCCTAAATTTAAAGAACCAATAGGGGCGTTGTCAAAAGAACAATTGGAATTTTGGTATGATGAAGTTTACCAAATGTGTCTTTTAGCGGTATTGCGCTTAGAACATGTTGGTCGTAAGAAAACTTTTGAAGCATTGAAGAGCGAAATCGAAAGCAAAACACCATAAAAAGGAAATCATCATGCCGAGAATTATCAGAAACGCAATCAGATGCAAGAAATGTGGAGATGTCATCGAAAGTAAAACTGTCCATGATTTCAAGTTTTGCAGCTGCGGCTCGTGCGCCGTGGACGGAGGCCACGACTACCTTCGCAGATGCGGAAATCGTGATGATTGGGAAGAACTGTCTGAAGCGGAGAAAGGTGAGGACAACGGTTCATTGTCTTGATTCTGTCTTGCGGAAATTGGTGATACCAGGATATCGCTTATCATCATTCGCAATGTCACTACGAATTGCCCAGGGCAGCCATCGCCATAAAAAAGGAGCTCCCAGCATATAAAAATGTGCTTAGGGGTGTAGTTAATCTGCGAGCCCGCACCACGGGTACCCAACATCCCAAATAGCGACTGAAACGCAATGCTTCAGTCGCTATTTTTCTTAAAAATTTCAGTAGCTATTCCTGCTGACTTGTGGTATATGTTTGTGCAGCAAGGAGGCGAGCACATGAACAAACTGCTGAAGGATTTGTACGACTGCTTCTACACCCCGCCGGAGTTGGCGGCGACGAAGCGGGAGATTGAGGAAT